GTTATGATAATAATTATGGACCTAAAGATGTAATACCTTATTTAGAGGGTAAAACATTAATAGGTCATAATTTATTATTTGATTTAGGATTTTTATATAAATATGGGTTTTATCCTACTAGTACTAAAGATACTTTTATAGCTTCTAAGTTATTATATAATGGTATTATGGAATATAGACATGATTTTGGTGCTGTATTTTATAGAGAATTAGGTATTATTTATGATAAAACAGAGCAAAAAAATATACATTCTGTTAAATTATCAACTCAAACAAGTATTCAATATTGTTTCAATGATGTAGATAGATTAATAGAATTACATAATTTTTTGGAAAATAAACTTTATCAACAAGGCTATAAAGAAACATATGATTTACATTGTAAACATATTCAAGCTTTAGCTTATATAGAACAATGTGGCGTTCCTTTATCTGAAAAAGCTTGGTTATCTAAAGTAGAAAAAGATAAAGAAGTTAAAAAAGAAAAAGAATTACAAGTTATTGAATATATTTATAATAACTTACCTCAATTTAGAGATAATCAAATAGATATGTTTGATACTTCTAAAAGATTAAAAATATCTATATCTTCAGCTAAACAAATGATTGATGTGTTTAAAGAACTAAAAATTAATATAATTACTTCTGAAGGAAAAGAAAGTATAGGAGAGGATATTATTAATAAATCTTCCCATGAATTTGTTAAAATATGGTTAGAATATCAATCTGCTTCTCATGATGTATCTACTTTTGGTCAAAATATATTAGATAAAGTAATACAAGGAAGAATTTACAGCACCTATAATCCTATTTTAGATACTGCTAGGATTTCTACCAGAAGAGGAGATATTAATACACTTAATCTTCCTGCTAATCAAAGAACTAGAGAATGTATAGAAGCCAAAGAAGGTTTTCAAATGATTGTATCTGATTATGCTGGACAAGAAAATATAGTAGGTGCTGATATATCTGGGGATGAAATGATGATAGCTTCTGTAGTACAAGATTTAGATTTACATTGTGCTTTTGCTAGAGTATTATATTCTGAAGAATTACAAGATTTAAGTGATGAGGAAATTATTAAAGATCATAAATCTAAAAGAGCACAACAAATAGAAAATTCTTTTAAAGAATTACATTCAGGTTTATATGAAACAGGTAATAAAAAATTACAAGAAGCTACTAAATTAGGATATATTGAATCTGCTTTAGGATTTAAATTACATTTACCTTATTATAAAGAATATAAAGAATTAGAAACTAAAATACAAGCTATTACTAAAGATGATTGGGATTTATATAAAATAGGTAAAAAAGAGTATAAAGCTCAATTTAAAGCTAAAGAAGATAAAAAAGAATATACTATTTTAAATCAAATAGCTTATAATTATTATTATAATAATAAAAGTAAAATATCTAAATTCTTTAAACTAAAATCTCAATATATGAGATTATGTTTAAATAATCCTGTACAAGCTACTTCTGCTCATCAAACCAAACAAGCTACTATAGCTTTATTTAATTTTATTAAAAAAAATAATCATATAGGTAAAGCTAAAATAGTATTAGTAGTTCATGATGAAATAGTTATGGAAGTAGAAGATAATTTAACAGAATTATATAAACAAAAATTAGGAGAAATTATGGTTACAGAGGGTAATAAATTTATTAAAAATCCTATATTAACCATAAAAGCAGATGCAAATGTTGGTAAAAACTGGTATTTAGCCAAATAAAATTTTTATATTCACTATATTTATATTATATTTACACATTATTAAACAAAAAAATTAAATTAAAAAAAGTATGAATTTACCACAAAGAGAAAATCAAGGTACAGAAAAGAAATTATATGTAGGATATGGAGAATCTACATTAGTAGGAATTAATCCTACAAAAGAAGAACTTATGACATTATTAGGCATAGATAATGAAGAAACTATTGCTAAATTTAAAGATCCTGAATATACAGGAGAAACTACAGAAGGAGATAAATACTTCAGATTAGCTTTTTATGTTAGAAATACAAGAACAGAACAAATAGATCAATTGAGTTTTCAAGTAACAGACAAAGAAAGAGTATCTAAAGAAGGTAAACCAGAATGGGTTAATCAATTGGGAGCTAATCAATGGGCTATAACAGAAGATGAATTATGGGATAATTTTAAATCTTTTAGTAAAGTATTAAGTTGGAAAAATGTAGATGGTAGTGTTACAGAAAAATATAATGCTGGAGCTAAACCAGAAAAAGTAGATAATTTAGGAGATAAAGTATTTAGAAAAGCTTTAGAAGGAGAAGTTGCTGTATATAGCTTTATGATTAATATGTTTAATTTAGATATATATAGTCAAGATTTAAATCTTTTATTAGATATACCTACTATGCTAAAAGGAAACTTTAAATCACTAAGAAAGACTCTAATGGACATCAGATTTGATGTTAGTGGAAATGAAAAAACTGTAGTATGTTCTTATGGAGTTAAGTTGAAAGATGATGGAACTCCTGTACAAACTGTTTATAACAGAGCATTTTTACCTGGATATATGTTTAAAAATGTAAAAGCTTATAATCTAGACCCTACTAAATTAGCTTCTTTAGTACAAGTTAAAGAAGCTAAATCTAGAAAAATTACTCCAGTAGAAACATTTTTAATAGACACTATGGATGAAATAAATGGATTTAGAAAAAGTAGCTATTTCTTACCACAGGAAATAGATATTTATGACTCTTCAAAAAACTTTTTAGCTTCTGGAGCAGTTGTAGCTAGTAGTACAAGTGATGATTATTAGTAAATAAATTATATCAAGTCTAAAACCCTCTTATATAATTTAAAAAGTATAAGAGGGTTTTTTAATAATTATAATTTAAAAATAAAACAAAATTATGTATAACTTAGAAACTTTATTAAAAATAAAAGAACTAGGTTTATCTGTAAGGTATTATCTTCTATTAAAATTAGTAGAAGATAATGCTCTTTTTAACTTTAGAGAAGAATATTTAGATATACTAGTAGATTGTAAAACTCAAGGTCTTTTAACAAATACTGAAGAATTAACTACTAAAGGTTATGAAATTTTAAAAGAAATAGAAGGTAAAAATGATACAAAAGGTATTAATTATCCTCTTTTACATAAAAAACTCCAAGATGAATTGTTTAGACTCACAGGAGAAAGACAATATAGAGTAGATGGTAAATATTCTTTTTTTCCAAATTTAAAAGACTTTACAGATAAAACAAAGAAAGTAGTTCTAAAATATAAACTAAAAGACTACAATAAAATAGAAACTATACTCTTAAATCACATAAGAAAAGCTGTAAAAGCTAATTTTAAATATATTCCTCTCTTAGGATACTATATAAGTAAAGATAGTAAAAGTATGTTAGTAGATGATTATGAGAATTATGATGGAAAAGAAAATACAACTATTCAAGCTAATCACAATACAAGTACACCAATAAACACATTTGATATATAATGATAGATTATTTTGATGATTTAGAGAAAGAAATAACAGAAGGATTAAATAAAGAACTTATTTCAATGGGTTTTGATAGATTAAATTATCATATAGGGTTAAGAAAAGCTACTTATTACCTAATAGGAGGTTTTACAGGTTCAGGAAAAACTACATTTTTAGATGATGCTTTTGTATTAAATCCTTATGAGTTTGTTTTATCTCCTAAAAATACTAAAGGATTGAAGTTAAAAATCTTCTATTTTTCTATGGAAAGAAGAAAAAACTACAAAATAGCTAAATGGATAAGTAGAAAAATATTTACTGATACAGGTCAAATTATATCTGTAAATAAGATTTTAGGTTGGGTTTCTAAAGAAAATAAATTAACTGCTGAAGAACTAGAAATAGTAAAATCTTACAAAGATTATATAAATACTATGTTAAATAATGTAGTTACTATTATAGAAAATCCTCAAAATCCTATGGGTATTAAAAAAACTATAGATGCTTATGCTGAAGCTAATGGTAAAAAAGTAAAAATAGATGAACATAATTATAAATATATCCCTAATGACCCTAATGAGCATGTTATAGTAATTTATGACCATATTGGTTTACAAAAGAAAGAAACCAGAAGTTATCCTAATGGAGATAAAGTTAGATTATCCTCTAAAAAAGAAATTATAGATCAATCTTCAGAAGATGCTAGAAAATTTAGAGATGTTTATGGTTATACTATAGTAAAAATATCTCAATTTAACAGAGATATATCTAACCCTATAAGATTAAAAAATGGAGATGTAGAACCTATGTTAGAGGACTTTAAAGATTCTGCATCAACACAAGAAGATAGTGAGGTATGTATAGCTTTATTTGATCCAATGAGATATAAAATACCTGACCCTATTGGTTATAATTTAGAAAAATTAAGAAACTCTTATGGTAATAAAATGTATAGAAGTATTAAAATATTAAAGAATAGTTATGGCTCAGATGATGTCAGAATTGGACTTGCCTTTAATCCAGTAGTGGGAATCTTTAAAGAAATGCCTAAAGTTCAAGATACTACTGAAGAAACTTATAAATCTATTATAGATAATACTTACTTTACACAAAGAAAATTAACACCTTTAAAAGAATTAAAACTATAATGCAATTAGAACTTAAATATCAAAAGACTAAAACTATTGCTTGTAAGGAAAGTTCTGATTATGTAATTTGTAATTTTGTTTTTTAAATAAAATGTTGTATATTTACAGTATGAAAAATATAAAATATACAAAAGAAACTTTAAAAGAGGACATTTTAAAAATAAATCCTAATTTTAATTTAGAAATTATTGATAATCCTAAAAACAGTAGAGTTTTAGTTAAAACAAAATATGGAATATGTAATCCATTTTTTATTTCATTAAAACGAAATCAAACTCCTTCTATTCAAACAGCAATTAATAAAACAGAATATTTTATTAATAAATTAAAAGAAATTCATGTAGATAAATTACAATATGATTATGATTATTCTTTAGTTGAATATGTGAACGATAGAGCAAAAGTTAAAATAATATGTAAAAAACATGGTATTTTTGAAATGAAAGCAACTTCTTTATTAAAAGGATCTAAATGTCATACTTGTGCTAAACAAAACTATAAAAAAGCAAAAAAAGTAGCATTAAATTTTATTACAAGAAGTAAGGATGTTCATGGAGATACTTATGAATATGATAAATGTATTTATATAAATAGTTATAATAAAGTAACTATAACTTGCAGAATTCATGGGGATTTTGAACAAATTCCTTTTAATCATTTAAAAGGAAATGGGTGTAAAAAATGTGCATCTATTGCAAATAATAATTTTTTAAAAAATAAAGATTTAAATCTTAGAAGTTATTCTGGTTGGAAAAAAGCTGGTTTAAAGTCTAAAAATTTTGATTCTTTTAAAGTATATATTCTTGAATGTTGGAATGAAAATGAAAGATTTTTTAAAGTAGGTAAAACATTTTTACCTATAATAAAAAGATTTTCTGGAAAAGATTTTTTACCTTATAATTATAAAATTTTAAAAATAATCCAAAATGAAGATGCTGATTATATTTCTAAATTAGAAAATAAAATACAAATCGAACACATTTCTTATAGATATATACCTAAAATAAGTTTTAAAGGGCATCATGAATGTTTTACAAAAATAAACAATTTAAATTATGAATGATTTAGAATTAAAAAAACAAATTACAAGAACTCTTAAAATAAAAGAGAATGGTAGAAGCAGTGATTTTGTTCCTCCGTAAGTAAGCCAAATTTTATTATGGGATGCAATGCTGGATGTTCTAATAGTTATTGTTATACTAGAAGATTTGGAAGAAAATATATTTATATTAATACTAATGTAGATGAAATATTAGAATCAATAAGACAACATTCTTTAAAATTAGGTACTAAAATCCCTAATCAAACAGATTTAAAGTATTGGACTTTTGATGTGGGATGTGATGTAGATCTTAATTATCATTGGAAAGATTATAATTGGGATAAAGTATTAAAGTTTTTTACAGAAACTCCTAATATTAAAGCTACTTTTGCTACTAAATTTGTTAATAATCAATTACTACCTTATGGTAATGAAAAACTAAGAATTAGATATAGTTTAATGCCTCAACATATGTCTGATATTTTAGAACCTAAAACTTTTAAAATAGAGAAAAGGATTGAAGCTATTAATAAATTTATAGAGCATGGTTGGGATGTACATATTAATTTTAGTCCTATTGTATATACTAATACTTGGAAAAAAGATTATGAAGAATTATTTAAACTAATAGATCAGAAAGTATTATATAAAGATAAAGTAGCTTGTGAAGTTATATTTTTAACTCATAATCAAAACTTACATAATATTAATTTAGAACAAAATGCTATAGAAATAGAAAACCTACTTTGGAAACCAGAAATACAAGAAACTAAAATATCTCAATATGGAGGAGAAAATATTAGGTATCAATGGGAGTTTAAAAATCAATTAATTAATGAATTTAAAGAATTACATAATAATATCATACCTTGGTGTAATATTAGGTATATTTTTTAAAATAAAAACATAAAAACTATTATGATACAAACAACAGATCAATTATTTAACTATTATAAAGAACATGTTGCTTTAACAGAAGGACATTACGCTTATTTAATAGATAAAGAAGATTTTAAAGAAGCATTAAAAAAATTTGCTACTTTACATGTTGAAAAAGCATTAGAACAAGCATTTTTAAATAGTGAAATGAGAGTTTCAGAAAATGATACAAATGAAACACCTGGTTTTACTAATAATTATGATGATGGTTATGTAACTATTACAGTAAGTAAAGATTCTATTTTAAATGCTTATAATATAGAAGAAAATATAAAATAATGAAAGATAAATATACAATAGGTAATTATTATAAAATCCCTTGTATAGAATATAAAGAAGTTTATAATAGATTAGAGCAAGTAAAGTTATATGAGTTAAATATAGGTTATCCTACATATAAAAAATTTGAATATATTTATTATTTACCTGTTACTTCAGAAAAACCTCATAGTGATAGAGAAAATGGACAAAATTACTTACATTATCATGTAGATTATAGATTTGAATTTGGAGAAAAAAGTAAACATTATTTATTTGAAGATAGTAATATTAGATTAGAACATACTAAAAATACTAAAATAGTCTATATGATGATGAAATGTATAAAAAAATCTAATGAATTTACCACTCCTGTAAGTTATATAAAAAACTCTAAACTAAAACATAAATGTATAATAAAAGGTAAATGTCCTCACAGAGGTCAAAACTTAACTTTAGAACCTGATATTAATGGAGTAATAACTTGTCCTAATCATGGTTTACAATTTGATGCTATAACTAAACAATTAATAACAAATAATGGAAAATAATTATGAAAGATACATTAAACCTGAAAACTTTTATTTAACTATACAAAAACCTTGGTTTAATAAAAATGAAATATTAAATGTTGGAGGAACAAGAGTTAAAGTTTTAGAAACTCCACATAAAAAATGGTATAAACAATTATTACAATTTATTAGTTTTGGACTATATGAAGCTCCTATTCAATACAAAGTAATACAAATTAAATAAAATAAAAATGAATTTAGTAACAAAAAGTAATAATGATTATATAGAACCTATTCCACATGACAATAATATTAATAGTATTATAAGTGATTTTAATGTAAAAGAAGAAAAAGTAGTAGTATTTGATGCTGATAGCTTACCTTTTATTTGTAGTTACCAACCTAAAAATGATGAATTTGGTAATCCTACAGAATATTATACTAAAAAAAATGGGGGTTTTGATATAGCTGAAGGTATTTTAAATGAGAAATTATTAGGAATTTTTAACAAGATAGAAGAATACTTTACTATAAAAACTATTTATTTATGTGTAAAAGGTAATAATAATCCAAGAAAACAATGGTTAAGTTCTTATAAAACTCATAGACCAGAAACTCCAGAAATAGTTAACTATTT